TTGACCAATAAATCCAATTCTGCTATAATTACGTATAAATTCACTAGGAGCCCACATGAACGCCACACGAATCGCTGTCAAGCCACTGAATCCCCGCAGTCCTGATACCAAATACACAGGACTTGAACCCACATGGCGTGTGCAACCCACAGACGATCGCACCAGCCAACTGAGTGCTGCCTTCTCCTGGTACAATTACTTCTACGGCAAAAAAGACGCACGTGAAATGCTAGTGGCTTACTTAGAGCACAATGGACGCAAAGCAGATGTTCGTGCTCTTAAAGGCGTGCCCGATTCAGCAGTTCGACTGACCACTGCATGGCTGTGCCGCATGAGCATGGTGGGCTTGGACCTTACAGACACTGAAACAGTGCGATTAGAAGGATACATTCAAGAAATATTAACTGCACGTGAACCCGAAGTGGTGGTGGCAGAAGCCGCACCTGCGGTGGTCAAGCCCAACATTCAAGATCGCTTGCGTGAAAAAGTGAGTGAATGTGCAGGTGAGCTGGATGGCATGTTTGATGAGTTTGTGACAGCTGGTGCCAAAATGTCAGCAGACTACAAACCAATCATGGTAATCCGTGGCCTTAATGTAGCACCACAAATGATTTCGGACATTGCCAACTTGTGGAAGCACAAACTTGCAGAGTTTGAAACTGTGATTGAGGGTCGGGACGCCCAATTGGTTGAGGGTTACGGCAACTTCAGCAAAATACAAATGCGCAATCTTGTAAAGTTCTGCGAAGCAGTGATCAATGACTGCGGTGCGTATGTGCAGATCAAGAAGGTTGAACGCAAACCACGCAAGGTCAAGTCAGTGCCACCTGAGAAACGTGCCGCAAAATTCAAAGTCATGATGGAATTTGCCGAACTCAAACTCAAAGGCCTGCCAGCCGCAAGTCTTGTGGACAAGGCAGAAGCCTGGTTGTACGATACCAAGAAGCGCAAGTTGATCCACCTGGTGGCTGACAGCCACACACAGGCATTCACTGTCAAAAGCAACAGCATCATTGGTTTCAGCACTATTGAGACCATGCAAAAAACTGTGCGCAAGCCAGCAGATGTTGTCAAGGCTGTGCAAGCCGCAGGCAAGCCAGCCGCACGTAAGATCTACAAAGATCTGTCTACAACAGAAACTCCGTATAATGGACGCGGCACAGAGAACTTGATGGTGCTCAAGGCCTGGTAAATAATGGATGTTTCAGTTATCACACAAATTAGATGTGTACATCACCAATGTGTGCAACCTGACTTGCAATCAATGCAATAGATTTAACAATCATGATTTTCGAGGATGGCAACGCTGGAGTGATTATGAAGCACAGTATCGTCAGTGGGCCAACATCTTAGAGATCCCTGCAGTGACCATCATGGGAGGTGAGCCATTTCTCAATCCCACTTTACCAGACTGGGTAAAAGGCATTAGTGATTTATTTGATGCAGATGTGCAAATACTTACTAACGGCACAAGATTTAGGCAAGCAGGCGGGCTTTATGATGCATTGTTGCACGTCAAGCCTGGCCGCAGTAAAAATCACATTGCAGTGAGTCTGCACCGCACTGAACAGTTTGAAAAATTAAAAGAAGATATCTTATGGTTTCTCAAAGGCCCGGTGGAGATTTTGTCGCAGGGACATGAGACCGATCGTCACGCCGCTGATTGTTGTTTTATAGACAGCAATGACATTTCAGTTGATGTGTACATCAAAGATCATTTCCACACCGCGGCCATTAGACCGTTTACCAGAATCAGCCAATCTATGCAAAAGACCTACTTGTTGCACAACAGTGATCCTTTTTTTGCACATCAAAACTGCGGTTTCGCAATATTCAAAAGTTATCATTTTATTCGTGCTAAACTGTACAAATGTGGTCCTGTGGCACTCATGCCTGAATTCGATCAGCAACACACTTTGGATATTTCACCAGAAGACAGAACATTGCTAAATTCTTATCAGCCGCTGACTTTGGATAATTTTGATAATTATCATCAAGAATTTTTTGCCAATTTAGATCAACCTATTGCGCAGTGCAAATTCTGTCCAACCCTTGAAACAAGCACAATGAAAAAAATATTTCCGTTGATCAAAGGCCAACAGCATGTACTTTGACTCGTTTTATGATATTCGTTTAGGTGAAATATACAAAAAAAGTCAATGCATCGAACATGAGTGCGCAGTGGTCAATGTATTGTCTAGTATGTTAACGCATCTAGGATATCAAAAATGTTTGGAGAATCCTCGTGCCTGGAAAAAAAATCATCGCACAGTGATTGTGTGTTTGAGTGACGATTTTAGTGTGATCAAATCCAACCCCGCAGCGGCACCTGAGCAATGGTTTGATTCACACACTATTATCATCACTGACAATCATATGCCTTGGCCCACAGACTATGAAATATGTGTGCTGCCATTGAGTTATTTTGGGGTATTCAATTACACCCCAGCCGAACAACACTACAACCCCACGCATAGATTTCATTTGTCAATAAACAGACTGGACACACAACGTTTGTTATTTTTGTTGGAATTTACAAAACAAGCCAATGGTATCCAACCCGTAATTGAAACTGACCTTATCAACTTCAATGCTCGTGCCACAGGTGCAGAAAAAACATCGCAAGATGCTAAAAACAGTGTTTCACAATGTTGGACACAACTTCAGACTGCCCATGCCGATCTTAGCACATGGTATGAACAGATCCTGCCACACATGCCCTTAAGAAATCACAATGTCACTGTGGAACAAGCACACATTAGTGCTTATCTCAACCTTGTAATTGAAACTTATGCTGGCGATGCCAGTATTGCGTTCAGCGAAAAAATATTTAGAGCTTTAGTCACACCAGCACCTTGGCAGGTGTTTTCAGCAAAAAATGCTGTGCAACGTCTTAGAACGCTGGGATTTGATGTTTTAGACCACATTGTGGATCATTCATATGACACTGAACAACAAAATAATTCTGTAAATGGGCACAACAAAATTGCAAGTTTTATTAGCAAAGGCATACAAAATTATCACAATGTGAGACAAATGAATCAAACTGTATTGGTTGAACAATGCCAAACTGCAGCCATACATAATCAAAAATTGCTGGCAAAAATGCAACGCCAATGGCCTGCAGATTTTGCCAACTGGCTGCCACAGATCATCTCAAAACTTCAATAAATACAGGAACCGGAGTTCCAGATGCCAGAACAGCAACAACAATCACTGCCCACACTGAAGCAAAATTTAATTGAGTATGTTAAGCTTCAACTTGGCGGAGATATCATTGACCTAGAACTAGATCCCGCACACTACGAAGCAGCCTATCAAAAAACCATTGGCACTTACCGCCAACGAGCCAACAACGCCTACGAAGAAAGCTACAGCTTTATGCAATTGGTCACAGATGTCAACATCTACGAACTGCCACAAGAAGTTGTCAGTGTGCGTCAAATCTTTCGCAGAACCTTTGGCGACAGTTCTGGACCGTTTGCGTCAAACTTTGATCCGTTTGCACAGGCCAGTATCAACGTGTATCTAATGAACTTCAACGTGGCAGGCGGCCTAGCCACATACGATTTCTACAGTCAGTATATTGAACTAGCAGGACGTATGTTCGGTGCCTACATGAACTACACCTGGAACCCTGTGACAAAGAAACTGCAATTGATTCGCGATCCCAAAGGTTCGGGAGAAACTGTGTTGTTGTGGACCTACAACTTGAAACCTGAATTCAACTTACTGAGTGATCATCAAATCTCACAGTGGATCCGTGACTACATGGTGGCCAACTGCAAAATGATCATTGGTGAAGCACGTGAAAAGTTTGCCACTATTGCTGGACCACAAGGCGGCGGCAGCCTAAACGGTGCGGCCATGAAATCAGAAGCACAGACTCAAATGGATGGGTTGATCGAACAACTCAAAATGTATGTGGACGGCAGTCAGCCTCTTACATTCGTTATTGGTTAAACTCCTTACACTTTTATCTAAAATTGTGCTACAATCCTTGTACACAAGTACCGGGAGAATCACTATCGACTTAATGATCGACATTGAAGGTTTGGCAACAGGCCCTGAAACCACAATTTTAACTATTGCGGCACAGGCATTTGATCCCTTTGGCACTGGCTACTACCAGCAACAATACTATGCCCGTGTTGATCTTGAAAGCCAAGAGAACCGCACCATTGAACAAGGCACCATAGACTGGTGGGCCACACAACCTGCAGCCGCACGAGATGAAGCCTTCAATGAGGTGGGCCGTATCCCACTGGACCAGGCCTTGGACGAACTGCACAAGTTATGCTGGAAGTGCAATCGTATCTGGATGAATGGTCCCACCTACGATGCCAACATCCTGGAGCATGCCTACAAGAGTTACAGTAAACCCCTGCCCTGGCAATATTATAAGATCTGTGATGCACGAACGGTATATAAGTTGTATCCAGGGTTGCCCCGGCCGCCTACCAGCCATCATGCGCTGGAAGACTGCCGCAGACAGATTGACATGTTGCAAGCAACCTTGAATCATTTAAACATCAAGGAACTGGCATGATCATTGGCATTTGTGGATTCATCGGCTCGGGTAAAGATACCATTGCAGACTATCTTGTGAATCTACATCACTTCCGACGCGAAAGTTTTGCCAACACACTGAAAGATGCTGTGGCACAGGTGTTTGGCTGGGACAGAACCATGCTGGAGGGCCGCACAAAACAGGCCCGTGAGTGGCGTGAGCAAGTGGATCCCTGGTGGGCCAAACGCCTGGGCATACCACACTTGACTCCACGTTATATTCTACAACAGTGGGGCACAGAAGTTTGTCGTAAAGGTTTTCACGATGATATCTGGATTGCCAGCCTAGAAAACAAACTGCGCAACAGTCGGGATGATGTTGTGATCAGTGACTGCAGATTCCCTAATGAGATTCAAGCCATCAAACAATCAGGCGGACTGGTGGTGCGTGTGGTACGCGGTCCCGAACCTGAGTGGTACGATGCGGCTGTGAGCCGTAATCGTGGGCCTGACGGCAATTCAACCTGGTCACTCAGCGGTCGTCGACTGGAACAACTGGGCGTACATGCCAGCGAAACGTCTTGGGTGGGTACAAAATTTGATGTAGTATTAGACAACAACGGTACCTTGGACGATCTATATCAGCAAGTTAAAAAACTTGTGTCCAATTAAGCATCTGGTTCAAGATCCCCGGCCCGCCAAGTAACTTCTACTCGTGATATTTCTTCCACACAATTTTTACAAATTGTTTTGAGATTTCTCAATGCAGTATTGTTGAGATCTCCATCTACATGATACACCAGTAACTGGCTAGCAAATCTTGCTCGAAACCCGCATCTATCACATGCGGGTTTTTTCTTGTATCCTGCCGATTTCCAACGTGGCTCTCTGGGCTTGATACCGCGCCCCCGGCGTTGGCAAGTCTCACATCTACTGCGATAGTGTGTGACATCTTCCCGGATGTAGTTTACAGCACATGGACGTTGATTACAGGCTTGACAAATGGGTCTCATTGGGTATTTAGTGCATGGACCTTGGGCAAAGGGCAGCGTAAACTGGGTTTTTTTGAGTATGCCAATAAATATCAATAACTTGAAAAGGAATCAACCATGGCACTAGTATCACCAGGCGTAGAAGTACAAGTAATTGACGAAAGTCAATATATCCCTTCCGCTGTCAACACAGTACCCTATTTTTTAATCGCCACAGCACAGAACAAAGCTGATGCAGCTGGTGTAGGCGTAGCAGCAGGTACAACTGCTGCAAATGCAAACAAAACTTATCTTATCACCAGTCAGCGTGATTTGGCAGCCACATTTGGCGTGCCATTTTTCTACAACACCACAACTGGTACACCAATCAATGGTTATGAGCTCAACGAATACGGCTTGTTGGCAGCATACTCATCCCTGGGTGTTACAAATCGTGCGTACATTCAACGAGTGGACATTGACCTTACAGAGTTGACTGCAAGTTTGAGTCGTCCCACAGGCAATGCTGACAACGGCACTTATTGGTTGGATACCAGCACCAGTCTTTGGGGTATTTTTGAGTGGAATCAAACCACCAGCACTTTTACCAACAAAGTGCCCACAGTCATAGTTGACACAGCAGATGTTGTGGGGCCCACTTCAGGTCCCAGTCTAAACTATTCAAGTGTCGCGGCCTGGCGCCCATTGCAAACCATTGGCAGCATTGGTGATTACGCTGTGAGTGCAGTGGGCATCAGCAACATCAACTATTACAAACGTGGTGGTCCTACCAGTGCAGAAACTTCTAGCACGTATCTCAGTGCTTTGTACAACACCTGGGTGCAAGTTGGCAGCGATGACTGGAAATCATCTTGGCCCACAGTGCAAGGCACTAACTCAGTGTCAGGTGCATTGACTGTTGGCTACAACCTGTACATCAATGGTACTTTGGTCACTGTCGGCGACGGCGGCACAGCACTGACTGTGGCAGGGTTGGCCACAGCCATCAACAATGCTGCCATCACAGGTGTGTATGCTGCTTCTATCAGCAACAAACTCACAATATTTGCAATCTCAACAGCCACCAATGATGGATCCACTGACGATGGTGGTGTGGTTGGCATTGAACCTGGTCCCAACAGCGGCACTTCACTATTGGCTACATTGGGTATTGCTGCCAGTTCAACCTTGGTAACCACAACTGGATATCGCGCCCCAAGTTATTTCCCAGGCTACAGTTATCAATCACCACGTTGGGCCACTGGTCAAGTAAATCCAGCACCAACTGGCAGTGTATGGCAAAATCTCAGCACCGCCGGCGCTGGCATGAACATCAATGTCAAACAATACAATGCTGCCTTGGATGTATTTGTATCTCAAACTACCAACGTGTACGAAAATGATCAAGACGCACTGTATGCACTGGATCCCACAGGTGGTGGTAAAAGTATTCCTGTGGGCACCACTTATCTACAAAACAACAGTTTGTTGTTTAGCACAAACCCAAACAGCAATGCCAGTTTCTTGTTGTTAGAAAGAGCAGTGCTTGGAGCCACAGTGGTCACAGGAAATAAGACTCCCGGACTGAACGGTGACAGTTTGTTTGTGTCTGGCAATACCTTTGATGTGTTTGCCACTCAAGCAGGCTCTAGCACAGCGGCCGCAACCCCGTACACAGTGACCTTGACTGGTACCAGTGTTGCAAGTTTTATCAATGCAGTTGGCGCAGCAAACATACCTTATGTGAGTGCAAGTGTAAACAGTGCTGGAAACATTGTGTTTACACACAGCCAAGGTGGAACAATTGCACTTGACAATACCACAGGTACACCGGTGGACACTGCAGGCTTTGTTGCAAGTTATGCTACTTTGCCAACCACATGGACTACATTCTGTAGACCAGATCAATTTTCTACCAATGTGGTTTTGAGCAACTGGGTCACAGTACCAACATTCACCTACACTGCCAACGACACTGCACCTGATCAAGATCCTGCAGATGGTCGCTTGTGGTACTACAGTAGTGTTGATGATGTTGATATCATGATTCAAAACAACGGAGCCTGGGTTGGATATCAAAATGTAACCAATGATACTCGTGGTTTTAATTTGTTTCTAACCAACGCAACAGGACCCATTGTGGCTGCCACAGCGCCCACAACACAAACCAACACAGCTCAAAGTCCGTTGCAATACGGTGATTTGTGGATTGATTCAAGTGATTTGGAAAATTATCCATTGCTGTATCGTTGGGAACCAGTTAACGGTGTTGATCAATGGGTAGCAGTGAATACTACAGATCAAGTTAGTTCAAACGGTATCTTGTTTGCAGACGCACGTTGGGCACCCAATGGCACCACAGACCCTGTGGCCGATCCATTCCCCACAATTGTGAGTTTGTTGACCAGCAACTACTTGGACTTGGACGCACCAGATCCTGCACTGTACCCCCAAGGCATGTTGCTGTTTAACACACGTAGATCGGGTTACAATGTCAAGAGTTTCCAAAGCAATTACTTTAACTCAACCACATTCCCCGATGACACTCTGCCCGCAGAGACCAATACCTGGCTCACAGCGTCGGGCAACAAAGACAATGGCGCCATGTACGCTGGACGTCAAGCACAGCGCAAGTTGGTTGTGGCTGCAATGAAGTCAGGCATTGACACCAGTTTGGCAGCAAGAGAAGAACAAAATCAATTCAACTTGATTGCGGCTCCTGCTTATCCTGAACTGTTGACCAACTTGGTAGTACTCAGCAACGAACGTGCAAACACACTGTTCTGCGTGGGTGACACACCCATGCGCTTGGCAGCTAATGGTACAGACCTTGCAACTTATGCTACCAACAATGGAGGCCTAGGCTTGCCAACTGAAGATGGATTGACTGTGGGCAGTGCTTATGCTGCTGTGTTCTATCCTTCATGTCAGACCACAGATCTGTCAGGTAACACAGTTGTGACAGCACCAAGTCACATGATGGTACGCACCATACTGCGCAGTGATGCAGTCAGCTACCCATGGTTGGCACCTGCTGGCACACGCCGCGGTGTGATTGACAATGCTGAAGCCATTGGTTATATCAATGCTACTACTGGTGAGTTTGTGCAAACTGCTGTGGGACAAGGCATACGTGATGTGTTGTATCAAGAAAATATCAATCCAATTACATTTATTCCTGGAATTGGTATCACCAACTTTGGTAACAAAACACGCCAAGGCCTGACCACAGCACTTGACCGTATCAACGTTGCTAGACTGGTGGCATTCTTACGTGGTCGCCTAGAAGAAATTGGCAAACAATACTTGTTTGAACCCAATGATCAGATCACACGCAACGAAATCAGCAACACCATAAACAGTTTGATGATTGACTTGATTGCCAAACGTGCTATCTATGACTATTTGGTTGTGTGCGATTTGAGCAACAACACACCATCACGTATTGACCGCAACGAGTTGTGGGTGGACATTGCAATTGAACCAGTGAAAGCAGTGGAGTTTATCTACATTCCGCTACGTATCAAGAACACTGGAGAAATTTCAGGCGTGGCAGCATGATGAAACAGGGGGCCTTTTATCAGGCCTCCATTTCAGGTAAATAAACACAACAGGAGAAATAACAAATGGCAGTTTCATCATTACAGAGAATGACAGTACCCTTGGCCAGCGACCAAAGTTCAAGCACCCAAGGTCTGTTGATGCCCAAACTCAAATATCGCTTTAGAGTGATGTTTGAAAACTTTGGTGTAAGCACACCAAGAACCGAACTAACCAAGCAAGTAGTGAACATAGCTAGACCCAACTTGACATTTGAAGAAATTACACTGCCAATTTACAACTCAACATTGAAACTGGCCGGACGTCATGCCTGGGCCGATATCACATGCAGTTTGCGCGATGATGCATCAGGCGCTGTGAGCCGATTGGTTGGTGAACAGTTGCAGAAACAAATGGACTTTTTAGAAATGAGTAGTGCTGCTTCCGGCATTGACTACAAGTTCACAACCAAGGTTGAAGTATTAGACGGTGGCAACGGTGCCAACGAACCAGTAGTGCTGGAAACTTGGGAACTGTATGGTTGTTATTTGAAAGCTGCCAACTACGGTGACCTCAACTACGGCTCAAACGAAGCGGCCACAATTGAAATGACCGTTGCCTACGACAATGCCAACCAAACACCTGAAGGTACTGGAGTTGGTACTGCGGTTGGTAGAACACTCGGTGATGTAGTAACAGGCGCAGGACAGGCTGCTTAAACATGGCATTTGGACAAGACTTCTTAAAAGGAGTCACCCAAGGCGTAGACTTCAAGAGTTTTGGTAAACAGCTGGCTGGCGGATTTATCGGCAACAATGTCTTGCGTGATTACCAACACGCAAGCCGTACATTTACCACCAACGCTTACGAACTCAAACCCAGATACAAATTTCTCTTTCATGTGAGTTTTACACTGAATGTGGTAGAAATTCCGTTCTTGAACAGTGTGTTCAGTAGTGATGACATAATGAATCTCAGTCTCACAGTGAAAACTATAGACCTGCCAAAATTTCAAATTGAGACAGACACACTGAACCAATACAATCGCAAAAGAATCATTCAGAAAAAAATCAACTACGATCCTATCAATGTGACATTTCATGATACCAGCAATGACTTGAATCGCAAATTGTGGTACTACTACATGAGTTACTACTACAAAGACCCCACACAACGATACTTGAATCCCAACAACACCAACGGCACCAATGGTGTCAGTTCATTGCGAACAGCTGGCTTTGGTTACAATGATCGAGATATCTATGACAAAGAACGCATTGGCAATGTCAATGACTGGGGTTACATCGGCGAAGCTTACAACGATGGCACCACTGCTGGTACCACAGGCAAACCACCATTCTTTAGAGACATCAGAATCTACGGCATGGATCAACGCAAGTTTGCAGAGTATGTGCTGATCAACCCCATAATCACATCTTGGGGCGGCGATCAATACGACTATACTCAAGGCAGTGGTATCATGCAAAACAACATGACTATTGCATATGAAACTGTGAAATTTTACTCAGGTGCCTTGGGTCGAGCACAATCAGGTGGTGATCCCAACGTACAAGGTTTTGCCACAGACGCACACTATGACAAAACTGTGAGTCCCATTGCTAGACCTGGTGCCAATGCCACTGTGTTTGGCCAAGGCGGATTGTTGGACGCAGGTGCTGGTATCCTTGGCGACTTGCAAAGCGGATCAGTTCTGGGCTACATTGGTGCTGCACAAAAAGCTGCTAGACTCAGCCGAACATTCAAAGGCAAAAATCTTGGCGCCATTGCTGCCAGTGAAGCAGTGGCCTTGGGCACTGAAACACTCAAACAAGGCCTGCCGGGTGCCACACGACAAGTGGCCAACAAAGCCAATGGCTGGTTGTTCCCCACACCCAAGACTGCGCCACAGACTGCGCCACAGACTGGTCGAGGGGTAGACAACGCAGGAGCCAAAGCGCCGTTCAAGTCATGAGCACCGTAAACTATACCAACCCCAACAAAGATCTCACAGTGAGATTGTTTGATCAGTTCTACAGTTATGAAGTAGATGTGCCGGCCAATGAATATGACGTGGTTTTCAGTTACTTTTCTAGTGTGATGACTACTCGTCAGGCTGCAGGCAATTTTACCATGAGCCTGTTTAGAGTGGCACAAAACACAGGTATTCCTGCCCTCACACTGTTGAAAGAATTCCAAGGCAAGAATGGAGTTGATCTCAGTGCCAGCCTGGCCTACTATCTCAACAGCATTCGTAGCCGAGCCACCTTGTTGGGTGTGGGCGCCACTGCGACTCCAAACTTTTATCAGGCCAGAAACGTACTGCAATGAGTCACTGGGCACAAGGTCCTTACACTGTGATCAACCGTGCCAAGTATGCGGGCAACGGCACACCGCGCTACAGATCTGGTTGGGAACTGAGCTTTATGAAGTTTTGCGACACCAATGACAATGTGTTACAGTGGGCATCAGAAAGCATTGCTATCCCGTATCGTCATCCACTCACAGGCAAGATGACACAGTATATTCCAGATTTCTTGATCACTTACCGCACACGCAACAACACTGTGCGAGCCGAGTTGATTGAAATCAAACCCAAGAAACAGAGTGTGATTGAATCAAAAATGAGCAACAAGGACCGCGCTATAGTAGCAATCAACTACTGCAAATGGGATGCTGCCTCTAAGTGGGCCAGAAACAACGGTCTGACTTTTAGAGTGATCACAGAGGACCAAATGTTCCACAACGGTAAGTCTTGACCCATAAATAGGGCATGACACGCAAATTAGAGGAGTTG